TACATACTGCGACAACACGTTACGATTTATTATACACGTCCTGCTAATACGTCTTCCGCGCGCGCTACTATAATCGTTGATATTATTATCCATGCGATACACATTGTACCAAATAGTAGATATCCTGCCATATAAAATACGCCAGCAATAATTATCCATATGAATATTTGCATTCCAAAAAACGGAAGACAAAACAACAGTATAAAATTTTTTACAGTGTTGCTATAATATTCAATATTTGCGCACGCGTACATTAAACCAATCAATGCTGGGACAGTTTCGAATAGCAATACAATTTTCATTCTTTCCCCAAAAATTCTGGGGTTTCATATACGTTTCCTATTACTTCCCACTCCATATACGTACAATCAAGATATTGTGCCGGCCAAAATGATGTAGCGCGTTTGATTAGCGATGCTCTCCACCTTCCTATTCCAGATTTTATAAGGTGTGTATCTCCCATATAATTTTTAACGATGTCGCCATCATAAATATATGTGTTGTTCACATCTTGTACATTTGTATACAACATAACTATGCTATATCGTTTCAGTATATCGGCTGATGAGAATCCTATATAGTCGGATGGATAAACCATATCACTGGTAGATTCATCCCATGCTCGGACTTCGATTTCATGTGGTTTAAATTCGTTCATTTACACCCAATCCGTTCCGTTCCAGCATTTGTTGTATATAGCATACATTACATATGCCATCCAACTTTGTTCCATGGAACAACATCTGGCAGCACGCATGCTTCGATACACTCTACCAGATTTATCTTCTGCCCACTTCACAAATCCCCACTCTATCCATTTTCCAATAATGCCTTCGTCGTCATCTACTCCAGCAATGGTTTGCAATTGGTCTTGACGAGGAAGCCAAACCCATTCTTCTGGACGTCCTTTTTTTGTAAGTTCGTCTTCAAACCAGAAAGTTTCTACAATAGAGAACATTTCTGTTTCGTATGCTTCAGCCATTTTAGCTTGTGGAAGGCTGCTAAAATAATCGCCTCTTATGAACCCCCATAGTTTCTGAAGTTCTGTGGCGCGTTCACACATCTGAACATATTTGAGTGATGTGTCCATGATTATACCCCAATCATCGAGTTCGAATTCGTCCACTTCTTCCTGCATTCTGGATACGATTCTGCACAATTCCACGGATGGTCTGGGCATATGTCACGGACATACACCGTTTCTGACACATCAAAATCCTGTGATTGCCCATATCCGCATCCGTTGCAATACGCCCATCCATCTGACGTGATTTCCCACGACCTGCATCCACAATTTGGGCATCCCCCTTCTGTCAATAAGCGGATGTCGTCTACGGTTGTAACTGCGCCCACGTGTGTCATATATTCGTGCCATTCTTGCCAGTTTTTCCAGTATAGTGACATGTTATTTACTCCTGTCATACGCGTCTATTCTGTATATACCTATTGCACATACTATCATTTCGCTACACAGTAACAACGCTGAAATCCACGCTGGTGCCCCAATCAACAGTGTTGTCATACATAGAGCACCGAATATGCATGTAAGTATACAAAATTCTCTGGTGTATTTAGGACATTTCGGAAAGTATGAACGGTCGAATGGGTTCATTTTGTTGCCTCGGACAATTTGACCCACCTATACTCACCGTTTGCCGCGTCTATTTCAATCCATCCAAACGAGCACACTTGTGTTGACAACCCCGTTTTCAACAATTCATATTCAAGATATTCATCGTTATTAATTTCTGGATGCATGTGTCTGTCATACGCAGTGAATTGGACACGCTTTATTACGGGGTCGGCTTTAATGGGCATTCATTGCCACCATTTTTCGTGCATGTAGCATTTTTGTATACTCCATACAATCATCCAGCGTTTCTCCACGCACACTTGAACTTGCGCGTTTCACATTAATACCATCTGTTTCTTCGGTTGTGAAATCTATGAAACACATTTTCATGTGTTCTTCTTCCACGTTTATATCGGCGCTCATCATCATTCCTCTGTATAATCTTCATAACTTTCAGACGGGTCTTCGTCTTCGTCTACAAGACAATATCCATCTGTGCTGCACGAGTTTGCGATGTGCTCAAGCATGCTACCATCTTCTGTCCAAAGATCGCATTTTCTATCCCAGTTATTGTATTTACATGTCATCATTAATCCTCCTTGGGAAGATATGTATGATGTGACCTGCCAATTATCTTTTGGATTTCTCCATCGGCGGCGAGTTCGTTCAGAACCCTTCTGCAATATGCTTCACTTGTGTCCGAATGCATTGCGATCGAATCTGTGTGTACCATGCCTTTTGCAATTGCTATCATTATCTTGTCCCGTGTTTGGTTTTTATATACTTTCTGTGTTTCGTTCGTTGTGCACTCGGTCATATCACATTCGACATGTTCGACACATATATATCTGTAATCAGCTACCACAATGCCGTCTTCGTGCACAACCAAATAATTTATACGAGACATAAGTGGTTCATGATGTGCTTGTGCATGACATGATGCACACAACGGAACAAGTTTCCAGTCCACTTCGTTACACCCTTGATCGCGATTGCGGTCAACATGGTGGACAGACAGCCGTTTTGCGAAGGCGTCTTCATGTGCATTGCATATAAAACATCTTCTGTCGTATTTATTTCGGACACTTTCTCTACGTTCGTCATCAAACTTATCACAATGCCCAACCGGTTTATATTTTTCGCGCGAAGACGAGAACGTTTTCGGACTTTCGGCAATATGATATGAGTGGTGTGATCTTCCACATTTCTTTACAATTTCGCCATCCACCGCCATTTTATTTAGTATTTGCCTGCAATACGCAATACTGAGGTCGGAGTTGATGGATATACTATCTGCGTGGTGATTGTTGTTTGCAATGGCGGTCATTATTTTCTCTTCGGCACTTGGATTTTTGCCCATGTGCCATAACCGATTTCAAAGTACTTAAACATTCCGGTTAACGTGAATTGATTTTAACGGAAACATTTATTATACTTCAATACAAACTAATATATATGCAGATAATGATGGAGGTAATATAATATGCCCACAGCGGATACAAGCATAAATATTGTAGTTGCTGATGCTACAGGCGCAACAGCAGTGCGCGGATATTCTGAAATGATCATCGTAGGCGAGGATGGGCACAAAATCGAAACGTTCACTCCGCGCGGGGTAGCGAGTGCAACTCCTGTGACAAACGTAACTATCGATGGCATAAGCCAGTTCGCAGGACTTGTCAACGAAGTGAAAGTACTAACTGTTAGTGGGACGGGAACGGCTCTTGTATGGGATGGCGGTGCATCGACAGCGATTGTAACGTCTGGAACATACACCGTGTATGACAGCGACGCGAACAATTTCATTCTCGTGACAATTGGCGGGTCTGTGCCTGCCGATGGCGACTACAACGTCACGATACAGGATGGTGTGCTTGCTGATGCAATAACAGTTCTCGAACTTGAAGACGAACTGCTTACTGCTGTGCCAGTGATCACTGATGCCGACGAGGGGCTATGTACGGCAGCAGGTACTTATCCACGCCCGACGTCAGCACAGAACTTTGCAATATCTACCGACGACGAGAAACTTCTATCAATAAAGAATCAAGTAGGATCAACCGATCTATCGGTGGACTATTCTATCTACAAGATCGCAAGAGAATATTCTTCGCTTACGAGTGTAGATGCAGATCATAAGTCTGGCACAGAGATATCAAAAGCCGCCGCCAAGATGTTCGCGAATGGCGCGCGCAGTGTTCATGTAATGAATACGTATGATGGCGACACGAAGGAGTATGCACTATGTCTCACGGAGTTGGAAACTCAGAACTACGATTATGACATCATGGTTCCAACTGTCGATGTCGAAGACGCTAACTTTGTTCTATGTTCAACACACGCTATCACATACAAAAAGATAATCATCGCTCCAAAGATCGGAACTGCGTCTGTGGTGCGTGCGGCAATGGCTACACTAACAACTGATGAAGTGCAGTATGGCATTTGTTATGACGACATTACATACACCGTTGCAGAACTATCGGGTGCTGCGGCTGCGATTATTGCACAGAAGTCACCATGGATTCCATGTGAGTGGGGATCGGTGTCTGGTATAAATGCTGCTGGGTATAGTAAGGACGATCTCAACACTCTTGAAGGAACGTCTACAACGCTGAGAGTGAACACGTTTATTCAGGTCGGTACATACAATGTTCTATCTTCAGGCAGAGCACTGAAGGCAGGAACATGGCTCGATATACCAAGAACAAAGCAGTATATAGGAGACGCTGTACAAGACGCATGGGTGTCAGCGAAACTGCAACTGGCGAACAGTAACAAGAAAGTCCCGTATACGCAGGCAGGACTAAATCTTGTAGAAACAATAATCAGGAAGCCACTTAAGAGGGCACAGAAGGCTGGAGCACTCAGAGAGGATTCGTATGATTCTATGGGCAACAAGGTATCTGGATTTGTAATATCTATGCCACTGATAGACGACATCCCTGCTGCATACAAGACAGCGCGGCAATTGCCAGATGTTACGATCACGGCATATCTATCTGGAGCAATAGAAACCATCGATCCGATGTATCTTGTGATAAGCCTTGGGGAGGTGTGATAAATGACTACAAGTCCATTACTTGAACAGGAACTTGATCTGCGACTTGCTACAGTGCATGTCAATGGTGTAGAGATAATGAATCGTGCTGGAAGAGACGTTGGCGGGGTCACGGCGATGTCCCCCGAGGAAAATAACATCGATTCCAGAATAAGAGATGTCGCTGGAACTTATGTCGGATGGATGAGAGAACCTGATCCAGTTGATGTCGGAGCATCGGGTGTTATATCTGTCCAACTTGGATCAGACTCCGCTGCATACCTTGCAACGGTTGCGGCTGCGCGTACGGAGGTAGATATTGTATTCACGTCAAATGGATCAGGTCTTGGATTCAAGACCCAGACAGTTGGGCACGCTAAGATCAGTGCTGCTCCGGTAACCATCGAACCTAATGGGGTCAGGATGTTCACCTTTATCGGATGGGATTACGAAGAAGTTCCAAACGCTGCGTGATAAGGGAATGTTTAAATACCATTAGCATGTAAATAAGTACAATGGCTGAAAAAACATCCACAGACAAGATTGACCTATCTGCATTGCGCGCAGACCCAGGCGCAACCGAGACGAAAGTCGTGCGTGGAATTCCATTCGAGTTCAGAACACGTCTTCCTGCAAAAGTAATACGTGATCTCGACATGAACCCAGAAACAAACCCAAACTGGGAATTTGACCTGCAACAGGTCGTTGTCAAATCACCGTTGCTGTCGCAAGAAGACGTTGATGAGATGGATGCGCGGGCATATGCAGAGGTTATCGTCGAATGTCTCGATATTGCGGGGTTGAACGCAAGACCAACCTTTCGTTGACCAGATCAAGGACAACATGGATTTATTTCGGATGGCGGAGCGGTTTTCCGACCCGCTGTTCGATAAGGTTGGTGAACTTTCGATCATGGGGTGGATCACCTGGATGGAGTACTTCGATATGGAATCTGCGCCAGAAACGGAACTCGAAACACAGACAAACAGATTGGTAGAACATTTCACATCAAAAGGAGGATACATGCTATGACTGCCGATTTTTCTTTTTTTAATAATGTGTCAATAGGTGGTAAATAATGGCATTTATGAAGCCGCAGTCATTGAGACCCCTTCCGAGATACTACTATTCTCCAACGTATCGTGGCGCAGAGACAGATGTGCGCGGAGGACAGATTGACGCGTTGTACAAAACGCGCAAGATGGAAGGGACACTTGGTGGGGTGTTCAACGTGTTGCTTGCTGGTGAACGGGCATCGGGAACCGTCCTATACGGCGCTCGCAAGAAACTTGGATTTGGTGAAATAGATTGGATAGAACAAGCCGAACCAGGTACTTATGGATACCGCAGGATATCTCCATCCGAAGCACTTGGTGTCAAGGGGTACGACGACAAGTTCTGGACAGCGCGCGGCATAACATCGTTGGCACTTGACATTGTGCTTGACCCAACAACGTATATAGGGGTTGGGTTGGCTGGGAAGACAACGAAGTTGGGGTCGCTTGCCACAAGAGGGGTTGCTAAGAAAGGCGCTATTCGAGTCGGTACGCGTGGCGTGGAATTTCTTGCTCAGACCCAAGCACGTGGTATAAGTCGAGCGACTGCTGAACGAAAACTGTTCGAGTACATGGGGCGCGATCCCAGAGTTCATGCGGAGATGATGGAGCGTGGCGGTGCAATGGCTGTGAAATTCATGGGGAAACCTATCATGAAAACTGCGCGCGTAACCGAACCCGCCGGTGCAATGTGGCGTGCTGCCCCTATGTACGCGACGCGCGCCGATGTACTGGAAAATTTGCGTACAAAATTCATTCCTTTTCACAAACTCACTCAACAGATTGATGCTTCGGCGGTAGCCCCGTTCAGAGAGTTCTATCGTGCCACAGGCGTGCGCAGGACCCAGTGGGACAGGAGTGTGCAGCGTATGGCACACGACGTTCCAGAAGGATTTGGTGTACCGATTGCAAGGTATCTTGAACTTGGCGAGATGCCAACAAGTAACGTAGACGAGATATTGCGTCTTGCAAAACAGCAGCAGTCTGAGTATGCGCGAATGTATCAAGAAAAAGTATCTGTTGGGCTACTAAAGCAGGAGCAGTTTATACAGCATTATATGCCACATGTCCCGACCGAGCAGGCAATGATGTATGCAGAGAAACGGTTGCCAAAACTTGCGGGGAGGCGGCGTGAAGAAACTGCTGCACTGTATCTTCGTTCAATGAAATCTGCTAAAGAACGGTTGGTGGCAGAGGACGTTTTTGCTGCCAATGTCTACATGCGTAAAAAGACTGGGATAGAACAGTGGTTCGAGACAGACCCGTTCGTAGCATTTCAGAAGTATGGTGTAGAACATATAATGGGAATGGAGTCCGAGTATTTGCGGAGGCGTATAGCAACGCAGATGGGGTTCCGAGATACACCAAAGACTGTGTCAAAATATGTAGATGTTGCGCCAGCAAAACGACTGCCTTCGCTTATAAAGGGGTATCGTTTGACTCACCAAGAGCGCGCTTTGCAATCGCTACGTGATATAGTGGCGGCGGGCGGAGATGTGGAAAAAATAAATCTTCCGCATGCGTTGCAAGAACTGAAAAGCAGGGGAATATTTGGGAAGGTTCGTCCAGAAGGCAAGACGCCATGGGCATGGATGCGCGAAAGGTTTGAAGGCACAATCAGTGAATATCATAGGTATAAAAGAGAGATATGGGGACTTGAAAAGGAAGAAATGGATTTTGCGCAGCAAATTACCGGTGAACTCAGGAGACGCGTCATATCGCGGAAAGACGTTGCGAGATTCGAGCGGTCAATGGATTTGACAAGACGTGGAATACTTCACCGCGAAGAAATGATTGCAAACATCACAAGGGGTATTCGTGTAGAAGGTGGCGCAGTTGGGCGGGAACTTATAGATCCCGCCGAACGCGCGGTACTAAAATATCGCAGGGTATACGAAGCAGAAATTGGCAAGTTGCCTGGAAGACGTCTAATAACCAAAGAACTTCCACTCGAAAGAACACTTGAGCGTGGCGGAATATTATACCAACTTGAAAAGGGGGATTATATCCCGACAGAGGCATTTGCAGAATATGCTCGTCGTATACCAACTACTGGATGGGGATCAAGACTCGAAACCAAATTCAAGAAAACCCTTACATCTATATGGCCGGCATTCCACGCGCGCAATCTATACGGGATGGTCGGGTGGCAGAATGTGCTTGCTGGTGCAGGACTTCGGGGGTATAAGACAAATATAGCCGTGTTGCGCAAGACCTCCCCATGGATGAAGAAACATGTGCCATGGGCAGTAGGCGACGTTGGCAAATTGTTTGACGTGCCATTTATGGGAAAGAAGACTGCTGCCGAAATGCGGGTTATAGCCGAAGAGGCAGAGATATATGGAATAACTGGGATGGTAGACGTTGCTGCAACATACTCCGTAAAGCGCGGCGGAATACAAGCCAAATTGGGGCGTTACTATGAACAAGTTCCGCAAGAACTAATGGTTGGTGTGGAATCGGTTGGAAGAGGTGCACTCTTCTGGGATCGTCTGATGAAAGGCGTGCCGATCGAGTCTGCCATGAAAGACGTCGAAAAATTCCATTTCAGATACAGCGGGGGAGCTTTGACCGAATTTGAAACCGATTATATGCGACATGGTTTCCTTTTCTATCGTTGGATGCGTGGAAATATCCCATTGCAAGCACAGATGTCTATCGAGAAACCTTATATGTACGCTGGACTTGGCAAATTGTACACGCGCGGAAGTTCACCATCTGATAGAGAGCGGTTACAAGATTGGCAGAAAGAGCGGTTTGGAGCAACGATCGGTGGAACGTTCGTCGCGTTGGATATCCCGTTTTATGAACACCCTGCTTTGGTGCTGAACCCCAGCAACTGGGAAGCTCTTTACTTTGCGATGACCCCTGCCATAAAGTTCCCAGTTGGTATATTAGCTGGAAGAGACCCAGCAACTGGTGCTCCAATAGAAGATTGGGATGCGCGCAGAAGATTCGCTACATCACAGTTCATGGGGAGGGGAGTATATGCACAGCGGGAAATCGCTAAAACGTTGTCTGGGGAACGCCCAGTGTCGTGGACTGCTATACATCAGTTAGGCGGTGTTGGGGTGTACGAATTGTCAGATACGCCAATGTATACTGGCATGACTACAATGCCTCGTATGCCAAGCGGAATCAGGGGTATGGGAGTAACGCAGGAAAAGTGGACAGAATACCAGTTAGCACGTGGGTGGACTCCCAGATTGACTGATGTATCGCGTGCCGAAATTTATCAGCAACATGGGGGAGTATGTTCTGTATGTGGAACCCCATGCAGTCCAGAACACAAATGTACCTCTCAACTGATCATCCCTACCGAACAAGGTGGGACATACACACCGTCAAACACCGTATTGGTGTGCGAAAGCTGCTCTGGAACATTTCGTAGAAATATATCGCCTATGATGAGAATGTCTCTACAAGGACACCATGTTCCATCTGAGTATCGTACGAGCTTCGCTGACAAAGAGAAAATATGGGGTGTTATTGATCAGTACATGGATGCGGCATCTCTTGTAGAATAATTAACAGCGGTAATGCATATGATAGACGAAAAACAAACGTTGCAAATGTTTGGGTATACAAGCGACATGTTGAGCGCAATGTCGAGTAAAAAAATATATCATATATGCGACGATTGCGACAAAGAAACGGTGATGGAATATTGTAACTACGCCAGACGGGTATACAAAGAATTGTGTAGAGGATGTACTATAAAAAGAGGATACGTTGATCACCCTGATCGAAGAGAACGATCATCTGTGTCGGCTAAAAAAGCATATTACGATGACCCGTCTCTCAGAGAACGGCTGTCTGCTGCACAAAAAGAGTCGTTTGCCAACGACCCAAGTAGAATCAAACGCCAATCCGAAACACAAAGAAAATTATATATGGATAACCCGTCACTCCGAGAAGCTGCTTCCGTGAAAATGAAAAAAATACATGCCACCGACAAAACACTTAGAAAACGGCAAGGAGCGACACGCAAAAAAATATTTGATGCTGATCCTACTATCGCGAAACGAATGTCGGACACAATGAAAATCGTGTGGGCAGATACATCTCGTAGAGATCGGCAGTCAACTGCTGCCAAGAAGGCATATGCCGCCGACCCGACAATTGTAAAACGGTTGTCAGCGACGCGCCAAGGTATTCCATACGAAGAATGGACGGGATTTGTTAGCAACGGAGAATATTGTGAAAAATTCAACGAAGCATGCAAAGAACGTGTGCGCGAAAAATATGATTATCGGTGTTTTGTATGCGATAAATCACAAAACGAAAACATTACTAAGAATGGAGAAATTCGGAAATTGTCTGTTCATCACGTGGACAGAAACAAAAATCAGGGATGCGATGGAGTAAAGTGGAAACTCGTCCCGTTGTGTATGAGTTGTCACGGCAAATCGCATTCTGAAATAGTGAGAACAAGAATAGAATATCTATTAAACGGTTCGTGAATGCATGGATACAAACTATTAAGTAATTCCAAGTATATAATATAACGAGGTACACAGTCATGATAAAAATAGGAAGTAAAAAATATGCTGCCGACCAGGTGATTGAGGTAAATAGGGAAAATGAAGTCCCTGTTCAACCAGTCGAACGTGGTTTTGATGTCCAAGACCACATAAAGATCAACCCGTTGCAAGTCCGAATAGAAGTTATAATTTTCGATGAAGAAATAACATTGCATGGACAATGGGAATGCAAACGCGTCGGTGGGAAGACGGAATGCACCGAAAAAACAGGTGTATCAGAACGTACCGGAACATACGAATACCTAATGGACTTGCGAGACAATCGTGAACTTGTGATGGTGGATTGCAGCAACTATGCGCGCACTGCACCAATGATTTACCCAGACATGGCGATAACCCATCTTGGACAACTTGCTCAACGAGGTGGTATATTTTATTGTTCGGTTCTGTTCACACAGATAACCAAAACAATGATCGCCAGCGTTCCTCTTTATATACAGGAAACAACTGTTGACGTCGATGGCGAAACTGTAGAGACGGTTCTGTGGAGCAAAGAACCGTTTGAACCAACCAGTGTCGAAACGCTGGAAACCCCCCCTGCCGGAGCATCCAGATACCCGCCCGACAAATATGGCAAAGTTCATCGTGTTCCGACCGTATGGCAGCTTGTGACTGGCGTGATAGACACAGCGTCTGTGATACTAAAGGGCGCAATATTCGGGGGCAATGTATGACAGTACATGATGAAGATGGGGAATATATACTTCCGCGTGAGATAACATTCTCTGGGTTAGAACTGCCTGCGAAGCGTGCAGTATCTGTAATATTTGAAGATGGTACAGAACGTGCCGTAACATTCTACTTCACACACTTGGATTATAGCGACGAACGATTGGTGGAAGTTTATTGGTGGGAGGGCGACGACAAGATAGTCGGGTTTGAACCGTCTATAATAGAGGAAATGTGCCCATTCGAGGTGAAACACCCAGACACCGGAATCATGCAGTTCATAGTACTTCCGCGCTTGTTGAATGCCGAGGAGGTTGTAGATAATCACGTAAAGACGGTGAAGATGTCGCCAAGACTATGGATTTATGAGGTGGATGCCCTGTGACAGTGTTTTGGGACAGATATACAAAATTGATAATAAAGAATCCATGCAGTGGAACAGAGAAGACCATAACTTCGGACGAACTCGGTATTTACTTCCGAACAACCCGATGGACAAGTGGGGAAGAATCTGAATCGTATGGGGCTACTATCGACAATAGCATAATTGCGGATATAGGAATATTCAACTTGTCAGACGATACAATAGAAGATATAAAACATGAAGATGCGTATACAAAGACCATTGGTAGCACCGTTACGTTGATAAGCGGTTATAGAAACCACAGTGGTGTAATATTCACCGGACAAGTTGCGCACATGGAACAAGAGTTTACGGGGAGCGATGTGATGACGATCTTGAAGTGCAGAGAATCTCGGGCAATTGTTAAGAACGCTGTTGTAAACGTTGCGTATACTGGTGGAAAAACGTTGTCCAAGTTGGTAGAAGACCTTGCTAACGAAGCGGGTATACCAATTGGCAGGATAGACCCAAAAAACATAATCGGTGCGGACCGTACTTACGCCCCAACAAAATCACTTGATACGATTTTCACAGAGTTGGCAATAGAATGTGGATTTACATACGAGTTCAAACATGGGGCATTATATTTTTTAGATGGAAAAAACCGATTGCAAACTATATACGACCTTACGCCAGAGAACGGGTTGTTAAGCATGCAACTGACTCGCAACCCTGCGTATACAAACGATTCGTATGACGTGGTCGCACTGATGTTGCCAGATATACAGTGGTTGGGCGGCGTTAAGATAGGGGATTATATCTGTTCGGTTACCACGAAACCGGTGCATACATCGAATGGAGAAGAACATTGCACAAAGTTTTTGGCAACCGTTGGACAGGAGTTTGGTGTAAAATGATTGAAAGTGTGAAGGTGTTAAAATGGATGTTGTAGGATTAATAAAAAAACACCTCAATATACGATTCAGGGAATTGCAGACCGCAGAGGTGGTTATAGTCGAGGCAGTGGATTACACTACATGGACATGTTCTGTGCGACCAAAGGCGAGAGTGGATGTGCATGGGGTCGTTCAGGAAATGCCTGTGATCATGGGTGTCCCGATAATTGTACAAAAAGCTGGCGGATCGTCCATATTGATGCCGATAAAAGTCCACGACGTGGGAACAGCAGTTTTCTCGAAACATGCGTTAGATAATATACTTATTGATAAATCCACTGTTGCTATTTCGATTCCAAGGTCGTTTGATATTAATGATGCGATATATATTGGAGGAAATTTCGTTGAATCCGATACAATTCCACCTGTTTCCGAAGGAGAGTTGTTGATATATCACCACACTGGCGCACACATAAAGTTTGATAATAATGGAAATGTTGAAATCCGAGCAAATCGAATAGATTTCACTGAATTGTGATACAGTTTTTCAATATATATTCTATTCGTGCAGTCCATAAAATAGTGTGTGATGGGGTATGACAATGCATACAGACCGGTATAAGATTCCATTTAACTCCGTTGCATCCCTGATCTTTATTTTTGTCTATATGATGAACCGATAATTTACAAACTTTGCCATTTTTGGTGATGTTTTGGTCTTGCGGCATATCACATATAAAACATTTGTAATCATATTTCTTACGTATTCTTTCTCTACAAGATTCATCGAACTTTTCACAGTATTCGCCATTTTTTGCAAACCCTGTCCATTCTTCATACGGGATTCCTTGTAGATAAGCGGAATGTTTTTTTCGCCATTCTAATGTACGCGGTGGTTTTTTCTTACCGGACATTCGGACGGATACAGCATGTCGTCTTTCTTCTGACCACACCACGCCAAATGCTGGATTGTTCTCTCCAGTATTTGCTTTTGATAGTTTGGCACGCGTTTCGTTTGTGGGCGGCGGTTTGTTCTTACCAGATACCGACATTTTTAATCGGGTTTCATTTGTCACGGGCGGTTTATTCTTCGCTGATAGCGACAAATTGTGTCTATGTTTGTCTGTGAATGGTGGTTTCTTCTTTCCTTTGGATGTACATGATATACACAAATCACGATAATCTTGTTTCTTTCCTATTCGGTATTGGCAACAACCATCACATTTCATGACTATGTGTTTATTTGATTGTGGTTTAAGTTCGTCACTATAATAACCATAGAATTGCCAAGTCCAATATTCGTCTATCATATTCGTCATCCTATGTTCTCGTCATCTCAGGATGACCAGACGCGGGGGTTCCCCCGCGCCAGAACATTGTACAATAACATATCTGTCAGTATCGTACTTAAATGTTTCTATTGCGTCACAAGGGTTAAGTGGTTATAAAACAAATTGTTTATTATGACATCACAACTCATTGCAACAGATGGAGACACCGAATATCAGGACTGCGCGCACATTCCATGTGTTGGAGACGGAACTTATAATATCCCATCCACATTACAAGGATTTGTATACATAAATAATAAAAAAATAATAGTTAACTCACAAGAATTTTCAGCTCATGGTACAGCGACGACTGTCCCAAGCACCGCGTTACTTTATATCAATGGTATGGCAGTAGTGCGAGACGGTGATACAGTAGACCACCATCACGATAATACTGGCGTTGATGTAGGAAATCAATCGTTTGTGTGTTCCGAATAGCGATGGCACTATTTGGATTTAAACATATTCAATAACAACGATTGAATAGAAACGTTTATTATGTATGAAAACTATAATTACATAACAATGCCAGATACTCCTATACCATATCGCAGAACGTTGCTGCTCGACTCAACTGGCGACTTGCAGTTCGATGGTAGTGGCAAAATGCGGCTAACAACTACTGATGCACAGAAGCGGGAGCAAGACATCAATATCTACCTGAAGACTGTGTTAGGAGAGGATATATTCGCTACAGATATGGGGTTGGACATCATGGCAGTGAAAGAGAACCCATTCAATCAATTGCGCATTGATTACGAAATACGAAATACGCTTACACAATATAGGAATCGTTTCGATAGGCCAAATAGGATAAAATCCATAGATTCTATAGTCGTGGGCGAACCAGATGTCGATAGGGTCGTCAGAGTTGATATAAACTTGACAACCGACACCAACACAGTGTCTGCATTGGGAGTGAATGTATGAATTGTGAGGTGTTATAAATGGTGGACTACGGCGTTACAGATTCTGGATTTGTGATCAAGGATCTCCAAACGCTTATAACGGAAGCATCCGAGTCGAGCACGACACTTTTCGGAACCAATATTGATGTATCAGATTCTTCGCCCCTCGGAAAAATTAACCAGACGACATGTGCAGAATTGGCAATATACTGGGAGAAATTAAACACAACATATTTGGCGGCGTTTTTGGATTCTGCTTCTGGCGAAAATCTTGATAAGATAGTATATCCATTGGGGGTGACACGCAAACCCGCGGTTAGATCGACAGGGGTTGCCACATTCACTGGAACGGAAGGTATTACAATCCCAGGGTCAACGGTTGTTAAAACCGACGACGACGTTCCAATAGAACGACGTTCCAATAGAGTTCGCTACGGACACATCGTTGGTTATGTCTGATATTGTAACCAATGGGGAATTTACTACTGACACCACTGATTGGACAGTGGGGAATGGTGCTGTACTTTCGTCTGTGTCTGGCGGAAAAGATGGCAACTGTATTAAAGTATACTGCAGTGACGTAGCTGCTAATCCGTATGCAGAACAGACTATATCGGTAGAAGAATACCATTCTTATGACTTTTCGGTATTCGTCAAAGCAGGGGATGCTGGAACATACAACGTAGACATCTACGATGAATCGAATAGCGCATACATTTATCAGTCTGGAGACCTTACAGAAACGGCTGGTGATTGGAGTGTAGAAGTGTCTGATCGAATAGAAATTCCAGAAGACTGTACGTCTGTATCAGTCAGACTTATTCACAGAGCAATAATTGAATCCTTTACCTACGTGCTTTTTGATACATGCAAACTTGTGCATGTATCCGCAGCAATTACTGCCGCAGACGCTGGCACAAGCGGAAACGTTGCTGCTGGAACAATCGTGTTATTATCTTCCCCGATATCAGGAATAACGGATGTTACCAACCATAACGCTACATCAGGCGGCGCAGCAAAAGAAACCGATGTTGGGTTGCGCATCAGGACGAAACAATCGATTGGCGCAGGAGGTAAAGCCACATTAAATGCTATTGTAGCACAAGTTCTTGCGGTTGATAATGTATCATCTATAACCATAGAAGAGAACGAAACGGATACGGATTATCTCGATATGCTGGAAAATTCTGGATTCACTACTGACACGTCTTCGTGGACATCTGGAAACAGCGCTGTTCTTGCATCAATCGCCGGTGGAGAAGATGGAAATTGTCTTCGCATCACTGGAAACGGTGTAGCAGATGACCCATATGCACACCAATCTGTAACGGTTGTTTCAGGAGATAATTACATTTTCGAGGTTTATGTGAAGGCAGGCACAGAAGCAACTTATGCCATAAAACTGTACGATGTGACAAATGCGGGCTATATTTATGAGTCTGCTGAATTAGAAGAAACTGCCGGCGATTGGAGCACATCTGTCTCGAAATCATTTGTCGCTCCGTCAGGATGTGTGTCTGTGAGAGCAGAACTCTATCAAATATCGACTGCTGCTGCCACAACTCTTCTGTTTGATACCGCTATAATGAATGGTCTGCCGCCACACTCCGTTCGTGTATCAGTCGGAGGGGGGACGGATGCAGATGTAGCACAAGCATTGCTCGATTCTGTCGCGGCTGGTATACAGACATATGGCGATGTCAGGGAAACCGGGTATATAGACAACGACCAACCGTTTATAAGATATTTTACCCGCCCAGACGAAGTTACTATTGATGTGGCAGCAACGATCGTGTCAGATGATACATATGCCGGAAACGAAGCCGTAGAAACTGCTATAATAAATTACATCGGCGGCACCGACGCAGACGGCGTGGTATACACTGGACTCGGCGCAGGCGCAGACGTTATATTTTATGAAGTGGTGGCAGCTATAATGGACGTTACAGGAGTCACGAACGCTACAGTAACAGTAGAGGCTGGAACATCGGATGTTAGCATATCTACTACAGAAGTTGCTATATCCACTACTACGTCGGTGGTGATTACGTGACTGTATTGGAAAGCCTTAAATCAAGATTCACTACACCATACTACACCGAAAGCGGCAGCAATATCGATAAGTTGATGCAAGTGTTAGCATCTCCTATTGACGATATATCAGATGTTGCAGACGACGTAGTTTTGGCGCACCAGTTATCAGAAGCTACTGGACACAGTCTTGATCAGTGGGGAAATCTGTTACAAGTAACGCGTGTCACTGGAGAAACGGATGATCATTATCGCGCAAGATTGGTTGTACAGTCGCTGATATATCGGCGGTCTGCCACTGTTCAAGACATGGTGTCGAGTTGCGCAGGGGTGCTGGGGGTCGGCACGGACAGCGTATCGCTGACAGACGGATCTGCTCCAGCGGCATTTAATATGGGTGTATATTTATCAGATATCGTCGGTGCTGGATTAACATTGTCCAACTTTAGTGACATGATGAAGGCGGCGAAGGCGGCAGGAGTATTGCTAACAATGGTTACCGAGGGGTCGTTCGAGTGTAAGGCTATTGCGGGGGCACATGATCCAACTAAAGGATATAACAATATCGCAAACGCAAATCCAGATGGTGGAACATATTCGGGGCTAATTGGGGTGGTATAAATGACAGTAACAATGACAGCGAGATGGGACAATGTTGGAACAGTTATTCCAGCTGCGGCGGCAGAATACGTGGTTGCAGAGCAACCTATAGCAGAATACGACAATTGGTTTAATTATAACATTGTGGCAGATATTCAAGCCGTAATCGATGATGTAATAAATAAATACAACGCAAACACTATCCTGAAAGCAGATTCTGATAATACTCCTGCTGCGTTGGCAGTGGGAACAAACACAATAGTCGGTCGAGCGGCAGGAACCATATCT